CAAGCGTGAAGCTAAAAAGGCTGGTATAAAGAATTATAAAAAGAAGATGAAAAAGTTAGAGCAGATGCGATAACTAGAGTTTCCCTCGCCTGTGCCTGTTATGTAATAAATAGGGGAGTAGGCAAATCGTAAGACCTACTGCGAGGAAGGGGTGACGCCAGTGTTAAAACACCTAATAGTCAGCAGTTGGTGGTCTGACTGAACAAAACCACCACCTTATTTGGGTTCATTGGTCTTAGTAGCACTACGGTGATAGGCTTAGTAAGATAAGTTAGTATAATGAGGGTGAGACCTACCTCAACCCACCAGAATTCAGGGGCGCTAGCGTTAACCTGAATGAGTGTTTTGGCATTTGCGCCTGGTTTTAACTCTGAACAAACTTAAGCTGCGGCTCGATTTTGGTAGTTTTTTATAGCCTCTAATATACAAAAAACTACCACTTGAAATATGATAGATAATGATTATATAAATAACTATGACATGCTCATTAGAGGTGTCGAATATAAACTTGCTTAACAAAGGAGATTAATATGACAAATCACAAAGCAATTCATTCAATTTTTACAGGACTAAGACCGTTTACCGTGGGGTTTGACGATATGTTTGAACATTTCGACCACATGACTAATCATCTACCTAGTCTAACAGCCAATAACTACCCACCATACAATATCGTAAAGACAGGTTCTTTAACATATGATATTGAAGTGGCGTTAGCTGGCTATGGTAAAAAGGATATCTCAGTAGATTTTGAGGATAATATTCTTAAAATCCAATCAGTAAAAAGTAAAGAAGAAAAAGAAGTGGAAGACAATGATGGTGTATTACATCAAGGCATTGCTAAGAGAAGCTTCTCTAAATCATTTACAGTTGCTGATGATATCGAAGTTAAAGGTGCTGAATTAAAAGATGGTCTTTTAAAAGTATCTTTAGAGAAGATTGTTCCAGACCATAAGAAAGCTAGAACTATCAACATTAAATAATAATTAGACTATTGGCGTCCTAGGCTTGACATTAGGACGCCTTTAGTGTATTATTGTAAACAATGAACAAATGCGGAGTTAGTATAAAAGTAACACACTTGGTTTCCAACCAAGAGAAGATTGGGCAGTACAATCACTCCGCTCCAAATTTATGCGAGTATAGCTCAGAAGTAGAGCGCTTCGTTGCCAACGAAGAGGTCGGGATTGCGAAATTCCCTACTCGCTCCAATATTTAATTATGAAGGATATAGAATGATACCAAAAAGAATACCCAATGTAACTTTCCAATGCCGTGTAGGTGATGAACAACCAGAAGAAGGTGGTTGCCCTATTGGTGGTGAGTATGTTGGCCTATCATCAACTGAATTGTTTGGTGGTAAAAAAGTAATTTTATTCTCATTACCTGGGGCATTTACTCCTACTTGTAGTACATATCAACTACCAGGTTTTGAAGAGAACTATCAAAAATTTAAAGATGCTGGTATAGATGAAATCTATGTAGTGTCTGTTAATGACAGTTTCGTTATGAACGCTTGGGCAAAACACTTAGGCATAAAAAATGTTAAAGTAATACCTGATGGTAATGGTGAGTTTACCAATGGTATGGGTATGATAACAGATAAATCCGATGTGTGTTTTGGTAATCGGTCATGGCGTTATGCATGTATCGTAAATGATAATGTAATTGAGAAATGGTTTATTGAACCTAAAGATAGTGGTGAAAATGACCCATATGGTGAAACATCTCCAGAAAATGTAGCTAAGCATCTTGGACTTGCCATTTGATGAGATATGATATATAATTAATTTTTTAAAGGAGAAATATATTATGAATATAAGTAGTGAAACAGTTGCCGTTCTAAAGAACTTTTCTGATATCAACCAAGGTATCGTTGTTAGTCCTGGTAACAAAATTCAAACTATCTCTACACTTAAAAATATTTTGGCAGAAGCTGAAATCGGTGAGAAGTTTGAACAAGAATTTGCAATCTATGATTTGCCTGAATTCTTACGAGCAGTTGACTTGTTTGACAAAGCAAGTTTGAACTTTAATGGTGGTCAAAAACTGACTATTAAAGATGCTAATGGTAAGCAATCAATCAAATATTATTTTGCAGATAAATCAGTTGTAGTGGCGCCAACAAAGCCTATTACAATGCCAGATAAGTTTGTAACATTCCAACTTACCAAAGAGATGTTTACTAAACTTATGAAAGGTGTTAACACACTTGGTCTACCAGATGTGGCCGTTGAAGGCGATGGTAGTACAATCAAGTTGATTGCATTAGACAAAAAAACTCCATCTTCAAATGATTATTCAATTGAAGTAGGTCAATCAGACAAAACTTTTAAGGCATATTTCAAAACTGAAAACCTTAAAATGATTATGGGCGACTATGATGTGGCGATTTCTCAAGCGAAGATTTCACACTTTGTAAACAGAAACCAAAAAGTACAATATTGGATTGCTGTTGAACCTGATAGTGAATTTTAAATTATGAAACAATTGAGGAGTATATTATGTCAGAAGAGTATTTGTGGGTCGAGAAATATCGGCCACGAAAAATTAAGGATTGTATCCTTACAGAAAGTCTAAAAGAAACATTTTCAGAGTTTCTTAAACAAGGCGAAATACCAAATCTGTTATTAAGTGGTTCTGCCGGTACAGGTAAGACTACTGTTGCTCGTGCTTTATGTGAAGAAATGGGTGCTGATTATATCATCATCAATGGTTCAGATGAAGGCCGACAGATTGATACATTAAGGCACAAGATTAAAAACTTTGCCTCTACAGTATCATTAACAGAACAATCAAACCATAAAGTGGTGATTGTAGATGAGGCAGACTATATGAATGCCGAGTCCGTTCAACCTGCCTTGCGTAACTTCATTGAAACATTTTACAAGAACTGTAGATTTATATTTACTTGTAACTATAAGATGAAGATTATACCTGCTTTACATAGTCGTTGTACTGTTATTGATTTTGCAATTAAGAATGGTCAAAAGGTTAAAACTGCCAAGGCATTTATGACTAGACTATCTGGTATTCTTAAAGATGAACAGATTAAGTTTGACCCAAAGGTTCTTGCAGAACTAATACAAAAACATTATCCAGACTTCCGTAGAACTATCAATGAACTTCAAAGATATTCTGTACGAGGTGAGATTGACACTGGTGTATTGTTTAATTTATCTGAAAGTAATACCAAAGAACTTATGTCTAGTTTAAAAGACAAAAAGTTTAATGATATGCGAAAGTGGGTTATCAATAACTTAGATAAAGAACCATCATCTTTATTTTCTACAATCTATAATAATCTATACGAGGCACTTGAAAAAAAATCAGTACCTCAAGCAGTATTAATTATTGCAGGTTATCAATACAAAGCAGCCTTTGTTGCTGACCAAGAAATCAATATGGTTGCATGTCTTACCGAGATTATGGCAAACTGTAATTTTAAATAGAGGGTGTAATGGTAAAAGGCATTGGTTACCTAGACTATTGTAAAGATAGACTAGATGAAGGCCATAGAACTCAAAAGACCAAAGACGGCACTGGCTATGAAGAAGCTGGTCAAGAACGATTTGTATTATACTTTGGCAGGTCACACATTAAAGATTTTGAAACAGGTGTACTTGCAAGAGGTGAATTAAAAATCGGTCAGGCCAAATTTCTTAGTGCCGTAATGCGAAGTAGAAACCAACCAGGAAATGATTTCAGATGTTATGTAGAGATTGTATTATCTTCAACATTAGAAACATATGAAGCGGAAGGTATTGTAAAAAAATTATACAAAGGCAGACGAATACAGTTAACACAAAATCAACAAGAACTATATAATATAAGAGATGACGAACTAGAAGATGTTGTAAATTTTGTATTGACTAAATTGCCTTTCAAACCGAAAGAGATTAAATATTATGTATGAATTGAAAGATTACCTAAACTCTATCAACTACAGTAAAGAACCTTTACTTGATAGTGAAGACACTGAATGGACTAAGAAGTATGCACCATTCATTATTAACAAGTGTGTATCTATGCATTATGATACCGTGATGAATGCTAATGAAATGAATGGTTATCATTTCTTACCAAAAACAATGCAATTTCATTATCTTATAAATAGTATCCGAAAGAAGAAGCGATTTGGTGGCAAGTGGTTATCACAAGCCAAACTAAAGGACATGGATATAGTGAAAGAGTATTATGGTTACAGTAACACAAAAGCAAAAGAAGCTCTCAACCTATTGTCTAACGACCAAATTGAAAGTATAAGAATAAACCTTTCTAAGGGTGGGAGAAAAAGAAAATGAGCGAAGAAATTATAAGTTGGTCGGCTAGTGATATGTTAGAGGTCACTATCTCACAACCAGATGATTTTTTAAAAATCAGAGAAACATTAACAAGGATTGGTGTTGCTAGTCGTAAAGACAAAACATTATACCAATCATGCCATATTTTACACAAGCAAGGCAAGTATTACATTACACACTTCAAAGAGTTGTTTGCCTTAGATGGTAAAAAATCTACTTTAGTTGAAAACGATATTCAACGAAGAAACACTATTGCATTATTACTACAAGATTGGTCACTAGTTGCAATTGTTGATACTAAAAAAGTAGAAGAAAAAGCACCACTAAGCCAAATTAAAGTATTACCATTTAAAGAAAAGAATGAATGGAACTTGACTGCTAAATATAACATAGGCAAAAAGATTGAAGGAACTGATGGCGGAAATGTTAGTACCAAAGTTTAAAGATTTTTTATCAGAAGCAAAAAAAGAACAACCTTTTCTAAGATTACTCATCGTAACAGATGAACCTGAAGAGGCGAAGACTTTTCATACGGCTGATAGACTACAAGAGGAGTGTGATAAACTAAAATATCCACACTACTTGTTTAAACTTACTGGTGGTTACACAACGCTAGAAGACGGTGTTCGTAGATTTCATAATCAAGACGATAAAAAAGGTTTTGAAATCGACAAGAGAACTGTTGCTATTATTCGTGGTAGTATTACCAGAAAAGATAGTTGGATGGACTTTGTTTCTATTTTAGAAAAAGAAGAAGTTTGTCTAGTTAATAATAGACAGTGTATTTCAATTTGTGCTGACAAGTATAGAACTTCATTAAGACTTGCAGATTATGGTTTAACAGAACCAAAAACCTTTTTAATAAACGACCCCGAAAAATCAGTAGAACAAGTAGAGAATGCTGGTCTTAAATTTCCTCTTATCTTAAAAACTTTAAGAGGTAGTAAAGGTGTCGGTGTATTGTTTGTTGAAAGTGCTAAGTCATTAGACAGTATTGTACAACTAATACACAAACAAGATGAAGACACAGATTTATTGGCACAACAATATATTAAAACAGACTATGATGTTAGAGTACATGTATTAGGTGGTAAAGTTATTGCAGCTATGAAACGACCAGTTATCGAAGGAGATTTCAGGTCAAATGTATCACAAGGTTCAGAACCAGAAAACATTGAACTAACAGAATTAGAAATAGAAGAAAGTCTTAGAGCTGCTAAAGCAGTAAACGGGACATGGTCGGCAGTTGATTTTATACCTAGTAAGAATAGAGATAAAGAACCGCCATTTATGCTAGAGGTGAACTCATCACCTGGAACTGAGGGAATTGAAGATGCGAGTAATCAGAACATATCTCGTGAGGTTATCCAGCATTTTGCTGATAAAAGAAATAGATATACTACTCCAACGGAGTGTGGCTACAAAGAAGTGGTCACAATCAAACCTTTTGGAGAAATTGTTGCTAAGTTTGACACTGGTAATTCAGGCATGCCTGTCATACATAGTGATAAGTTTTCGGTATCTGGTAGACAAATTAGATGGTCTCTTCTCGGCAAAACAATAACTTCTGATATTGTTCGTAAAGAAGAAATCAAAGTTGGTGGCCTAAGAGATTATGATGAAGACCGATATGTCGTAAAACTAGATGTAGAATTCGCTGGTGGTTTTTACAAAGATGTAGAATTTACCATTGATGATAGAGAAGATAGAACACCTATTCTTCTTGACCGTGCATTTATGAATACATTAAATGTCATGGTAAACCCACAAAGAAAATATGTAATAACAACGAAATACAGCTTGCCAAATTAGGTCAGTTGTGTTATAATGTTTAAATAATGAAGGAGTGAGTATGAAGAATATTAAGATAATTCGTTTGGCAACAGGCGAAGATGTAATTGGTGATATCGAAGTGACGGATACCGAAGTTAAGGTTAAAAAGTCTTTCGTATTGATACCAAGACAACAGGCACCAGGACAACCTGTGCAATTGATGTTGTCACCATGGCAACCATATACAGATGATGCCGAAATCACAGTAGATAAAGATAAAGTTATCACTATGATTAATCCTAAAAAAGATATTGCAGATAACTATGCTGAAAATACTTCAGGTCTTATCAAAGCAACACCATCACAATCAAAACTTATAACTGAAGCAAAACTGCCGAAAGTATGATAACCATTTTCTTTCACAGAGAAGTGGGGGAAGTTACTTATGTCCAGAAAGTTAAAGTACCAGAAGGAACGACACTCATGGAGGCCGCTAAATTTCACTCGGATCCTCCCATTGAAGAAATACCAGCAACTTGTGGTGGTACTTGCTCGTGTGGTACTTGTCATGTTTATATTGGAGATATGTGGCTTGACAAACTTGGTAAAATAGATTATAATACTCCTGAAATCGACTTATTGGAATATAAGAAAGGTTACAAGCCAGGTGTAAGCAGGTTGGCCTGTCAAATTGAATTGAATAAAGACCATAATGGTCTAATTGTTATGTTGAGGAATGATGAACTTTTATAAAAATGTTATAGAACACCGTGGTAAACTTCTTGTACGAGGTATTAAGAATGGTAAAGATTATAAACAGAGAATGGATTTTATGCCAACTCATTATTCTCTTACTAATGAAAAATCACCATACAAAAATCTACAAGGTCAAAACCTAAAACCTTTTACTTTAGATAATATCTTTGATGCTAGGCGTTTTCGTAAAGAGATGACCGAGATGAGGTCGCCTGTTTATGGTTTAGAAAGATATCACTATCAGTATATCGGCCAAGAATATCCTAAAGATATTGAATGGTCAAAAGATTTGATTAAGATTTTCACAGTTGATATTGAAACAACTTGTGAAGCAGGTTTTCCTGATGTAGAAAATCCACAAGAAACAATTATTTGTCTTACAGTAAAAAATCAATCTAACAAACAAATCATTACATGGGGTATCGGCGAATACAAGAACGATAGACCAGATGTAACTTATGTTTATTGTAAACATGAGAAAGAATTAATATTTCAGTTTATGAAATTCTGGATTAAAAACTATCCAGATGTTGTCACTGGTTGGAATTGTAAATTCTTTGACATGCCATACTTGATGAACAGAATTAAAGCAATTGCAGGTAGTGAAGTGGCAAACAAAATGTCACCTTGGAATATTGCAGAAGCAAAAGAAGTCAGAACACAAGGTCGTGTACAAACTGTATATGATATCAAAGGTGTTGCTGTACTAGATTACCTCGACTTGTACAAGTGGTTTATACCAACAAGGCAAGAGAGTTACAAACTAGATTTCATTGGCGAACTAGAACTAAAACAACCAAAGAATGAAAACCCTTACGGCACATTCAAAGAATTTTATGAGAAAGACTTTCAAAAGTTTGTCGATTACAACATACAAGATGTTGAGATTGTTGATAAACTAGAAGATAAACTTGGTCTTATTGACCTGTCACTTACTGTTGCATATGAAAGTAAGGTAAACTATGATGATATATTCTCACAAGTTAGAGTGTGGGATACCTTGATTGCAAACTATTTGATGGAGAGAAAGATATGTGTACCACCTAGAGAAGAACACACAAAGGATTCCAAGTATGAGGGTGCATATGTAAAAGACCCTATACCTGGTCAACACAAGTGGATGGTTTCATTTGATATCAACTCTCTATATCCACATATTCTTATTCAATACAATATCTCACCAGAAAAACTATATGGTTCTCACGATACTATTCCTGGTGTTGAAAAGATGCTTCACAAAAAACTTGATTTAGATTTTCTTAAAGAGAATGATTTGACCATGACACCAAACGGTGCAATGTTCAAACGAGATAGTCAAGGTTTTCTATCTGAGATGATGGAGAAGATGTACAAAGAACGAGTGATTTACAAGAAGCGAATGATTAAGGCAAAGATTGAATTCGAAAAGACTGGTGATGTCACACTTAAAAGAGAGATTGCTCGATGCCATAATATTCAATGGGCAAGAAAGATTGCCTTGAACTCAGCTTATGGTGCAGTTGGTAATCAATACTTTAGATATTATGATGTACGACAGGCCGCTGGTATCACAACTGCTGGTCAGTTTATCATTCGTTTTGTTGAAAACCACATGAATAAATATCTAAACAAGATATTGAAAACTGATAATCAAGATTATGTTGTGGCTTCAGATACAGATAGTATCTATGTTCGACTTGATAAATTAGTTGAGGCAACATGTCAAGGTAAAACAGATGACCAGATTGTAGATTTTCTAAACAAGGTTTGTGAACAGAAGTTTGAACCAGAAATCGAAAAGTGGTTTACTGAACTAGCAGATTATTCTAACGCATTTAAAAATGCAATGGTGATGAAACGAGAAGTTATCGCCAACAAAGGTATTTGGATTGCCAAGAAAAGATACATGCTGAATGTACTAGACGAAGAGGGCGTAAGACTTGCTAACCCTAAGTTGAAACTTATGGGGATTGAAGCAGTCAAGTCTAGTACACCTCAGGTGTGTCGTGGTAAAATTAAAGAAGCGATTACTGTAATTATGGGCAAAGAAGAACATGACTTACATAAACACATTTCAGATTTTAGAAAAGAATTTATGAAGTTACCAGCAGAAGCCGTATCGTTTCCAAGGTCTTGTAACAATCTTAGAAAATATCGTGATGCAAGTAACATCTTTGTTAAAGGTACACCAATCCATGTGAAAGGTGCATTGATATATAATCATAAGATTGAAGAACTAGGATTGCAGAACAAATATCCTCTTGTACAAGAAGGCGATAAGATTAAATTTATTAAATTAATACCTGCCAATCCATTCAAGTTTGATGTGATTAGTTATGTGACCACATTACCAGAAGAGTTTAAATTACAAGAGTATGTTGATTACAATATGATGTTTGACAAGACCTTTCTTGACCCTATGCGATTTATACTAGACGCAATAAACTGGAAAGCAGAACCAACTGCCAACCTGGAGGCATTCTTTGGATAGTTTTGGCTTGCCATTAGCAATATTATATAGTATAATACCCTTATTATTGATGGCAATTTTATTATGGATATGGAACAATGAAGACCCTAGATAGAGAGCAAGCACTACATTGTGCTAATATATTTAATGACTACTTTGGTCAGTTTGACAGAATAGACCAATACATGCGTGACCAGAAAATGGCTCAGATAGAAAGTTTACCGACTTCTCTTCCTGGTATGGGGTTTGATAGTGATATGTTTGATGATTTTACCATATCACCACAAGACATGGACATTGAAATTGTTGAACTAGATAATCACACATGGGACAGTTGCATAAATATGATTTCTTCCCATAGTAATATGGTATCTATTCCAGGAAAGGCATTGAAACTTGCCGTCAAAGATAAGATTACTAATAAGTTTTTGGGCTTTATCCGTTTTGGTAGTCCTGTTATTAATTGTAAACCTAGGAATGACCTCTTGGGTAATGTCCCTAATCTCACTGTTTTTAACAAAACAGCCATTATGGGTTTTGTTATTGTGCCTTGTCAGCCCTTTGGTTATAATTATCTCGGTGGTAAGTTATTGGCTGGCATCTGTTGTTCACACTATGTTAGGGAAAAGTTGAATGAAAAGTATGGTATGAACCTGGTGCTATTTGAAACCACATCTTTATATGGGAAAACAAAAGGCGCTTCGATGTATGACGGAATGAAACCATTTCTAAGATACAAAGGTAATACAATGTCAGATTTTATTCCTATGATGCATGGTAAACCATACCTAGATATGGTAGAGTATGTTGAAAATATTATTGGTAAAGGTCAACTAGTAAAAGTAGATGCATCAAGTCGTAAACTTAAAATGACCACTGGTATTATTGGTCTTGTAAAGAAAGCCCTTGATGGTGATGAACTAGAAAAGTTTAAAACTACCATTGCAAATGCAAAGAATTTGACCGAACAAAAAAGATATTACACAAGTAATTATGGTATAGAAAACTATATAGATATTATAAATGGTAAGACAGATAAGATTGTCAAAGCAGATAACTATGATAGATATACCGTACCTGGAGTTGTAGAATGGTGGAAGAAAATAGCCACCAAAAGATACAACAAATTAAAAGAAGAAAACCGTATCAGAAATGATTTAGAAATATGGACAAAAGATGCTGAAATTGATATTATCAGATAAGCTTGCCATTCATACTAAACTATGGTATATTATATGAAACTAAGGAGAAATGATGAGTGATTTTTTAAAAGATATAATCAAACAAACAGGCAATGAGTATGCCTCACTAGCAAGTGACGGCACAGGTGGTGATGTAGATAATTTCATTGACACAGGTTCATATTCATTTAATGCCTTACTAAGTGGTTCAATTTATGGTGGACTACCAGATAGTAGAATTACGGCAATCGCCGGTGAAGCTGCGACAGGTAAAACCTTTTTCGCATTAGGTATTGTAAAGGCTTTCTTAGATAAGGATCCAGATGCTGGTGTTATCTACTTTGAAAGTGAAAGTGCAGTATCAAAATCTATGGTTGAAAGTAGAGGCATTGATAGTAAACGATTAGTTGTAATGCCTGTATCAACAGTACAAGAATTTAGAACACAATCATTGACAGTATTAGACAAATACATTGCTCAAGATAAGTCTGAGAGAAAACCTATAATGTTTGTCTTAGATAGTTTAGGTATGTTATCGACTACAAAAGAAATGGATGATACAGCCGCTGGTAAAGAAACTAGAGATATGACTAGAAGTCAGATTGTAAAATCAACATTTAGAGTATTGACATTGAAACTAGGCCAAGCAGGTGTTCCTATGATTATGACCAATCACACATATGATGTTATTGGTTCTATGTTCCCACAAAAAGAAATGGGTGGCGGTTCAGGTTTGAAGTACGCTGCTTCATCAATCATCTACTTAGGTAAACGAAAAGAAAAAGAGGGTACAGAAGTAGTAGGTAATATTATACATTGTAAAAATTATAAGTCCAGAATAACTAAAGAGAACGCACAAATTGATGTAAGATTATCATACAAACATGGTTTAGATAGACACTATGGTTTGTTAGAACTTGCAGAAGAGGCTGGTATCTTTAAGAAAGTATCAACAAGAATTGAATTGCCGGATGGTACAAAACAATTTGGTAAAACAATCAATGATAATCCTGAAACATATTTTACAAAAGAGGTATTAGACCAAATTGATGAGTACACAAAAAGAAAATTCAGCTACGGCTCTGACGAAGACGAATAGAAGATATGTCTTTGCTCAAAAAGAGGGCGAAGACCATACTTGTATTAAGTTGACCGAAGGACCATTTGCTGATACCATTTACAAATATGGTAAGGTTGGCATACCACCAAAAGTGGAAGAAGATGCTGAGGGTAAATTACCTTTGACATTTGATTATACAGTAGTAAAAAATCCAAGAGATTTAGACCTGCTTGATAATCAAGAATTTATAAATTATATAGGTGATATATTGGTAGAATTACTTGATGAACAACTAAAGAATGGGACGGCAATAATTGAATAGAATAGAAACCACAATACTGAGCAATCTCTTTTTCAGAGAAGATTACACTAGAAAAGTATTACCTTTTATTAAAAAGGATTACTTCAATACAAGAACTGAACAGTTACTATTTGAAGAAGTGTATAAGTTTATTGATAAGTACAATAATCTTCCTACAAAAGAAACTATCTTAATTGAACTTAATACTCGTAAAGATATTAATGAAGAAGAACATACAGCAATAAAAGAATATGTTGTAGGTTTATCAGATGAGAAGAGTGATGAACAGTGGTTGATTGATACTACTGAAAAGTTTTGTAAAGACCGTGCTGTACATAATGCTGTATTGTCTGGTATTAAAATCTTGGATGGCAAAGACAAGGCGATGACGCCAGAGGCAATACCAAGTATCTTATCAGATGCATTGGCCGTGTCGTTTGACAATCATGTTGGCCATGACTATATTGAAGATGCAAAATCCAGATTTGATTGGTACCATACTAAAGAGAAAAGATTTCAATTCGACCTTGATTACATGAATAGAATTACAAAAGGTGGTGTTCCAAGTAAAACTTTGAACATTGCTCTTGCAGGCACAGGCGTTGGTAAATCACTATTCATGTGCCATGTAGCATCATCTTATTTGACACAAGGTATGAATGTATTGTATATCACATTAGAGATGGCAGAGGAAAGAATTGCAGAAAGAATTGATGCAAACTTACTTGATGTATCTATGGAAGATTTACATGTCATGCCAAAAGATTTGTATGATAACAAGATGGATAAGATACAAGCTAAGACAAAAGGTAAACTTATCATCAAAGAATATCCAACAGCTTCTGCTCATAGTGGTCACTTTAGAGCATTGTTGAATGAGTTATCATTGAAGAAGAGTTTTAAACCAGATGCAATCTTTATTGACTATCTAAACATTTGTTCTTCAAGTAGATTTAAAGGTGGTAATATATCATCATACTTTTATGTAAAAGCAATTGCAGAAGAACTTAGAGGTCTTGCTGTAGAGTTTGATGTACCAATCTTTAGTGCAACACAAACCACAAGAACTGGTTTTGTCAGTACAGATATTGGTCTTGAAGATACTTCAGAAAGTTTTGGTCTGCCTGCTACGGCAGACTTTATGTTCGCTTTGATTTCAAATGACGAACTAGAACAACTAGGTCAAATTAAAATCAAATAGTTGAAAAACAGATATAATGACCCTAGTACAAACAGAGCATTCATTGTGGGTGTTGACCGTAGTAAAATGAGGTTGTATGATGTAGAACAAACAGCACAAGATATTGTTGACGCTAATCAAACTAATCAACCTTTTAAAAAGAAAGAGGACGCTTACGATAAGTTTAGCGATTTTAAAGTATAATGCAACAATACGCCAAATTATATAAAGGTGCTGTATCTGAAAGTCTATGTGAACATACGGTACATGCCATGGGTACTATAAATTTTCAGAAACATAATTTTTATAATGCAACAACAGGTGAAACTAAACCTAGAGATGAAGATAAAGAATTATCTATGAGTTGGGATAATGTACCAACTAAAAATCAACTAAACAAAATTGTTGATGACACAGCAAGCCAATATGTTAAAGATTTAAATATGCCTTGGTTTAGTGAGTATCAAGGTTACTCACATGTAAGATTTAATAAGTATGAAGAGAGTAAAGAGATGGCTCTTCATTGTGACCACATACATTCTATGTTTGATGGTGAAAGAAAAGGTGTTCCTATACTAAGTGTGTTAGGTTTACTTAATGATGATTTTGAGGGTGGAGAATTCTTTATGATAGACAAACAAAGAGAGTTTTCAAAAGGTGATATTCTAATTTTTCCTAGTAATTTCATTTATCCACATGTCGTAAAACCAGTAACTAAAGGTATTCGTTACTCATTTATAAGTTGGATATGGTAAGAACTAGAAAAAAACAAAAAGTAAGATTTCATAAAGGCGATAAACGACCACCGGAGGATTTAAAAACTGTGAGTTATACTACTGAGATGATTAAAGAAGGCAAGAAGATTTTATGGGGTGTCCGAGAGGAACCGACAAACAATATTGTTGCTAAATATTTTTTTGAAGAAGACGCTAAGAAACTTGCAGACTTTCATAATAAAGAGAAAGTTTGGTTGCCTAATGGTGGTATTCCTAAGATGCTCTGGAATTACTAGTTGCCATCTTTCCTAGGTGTGTTATAAATATGTATAGGAGAGATAAATGTTACTTACTAAAACACAGTATAAACTTGTAGAACAAGCAGCTGCCAAAGCTGGGGCTAAGATATCTTATGAAAAAAAGAAATCTACATTAAGTGCAGATGTGTTTTTTGCTAGAGCAGCTAGTAGACCTACTGCTAGAAAACATGTTGGTAATCATTTTAAAAAACTAAAACTACCTGTTACAGAAAAGAAAACATCTTTATCTAGTGAAGACATTACCGAAACAACTATTGACGGCAAAACAGTACGAATAGTTTACAAACCAATGTCTGGTGGTATGACAGAGACCACTTTAAACTCCACAATTACAGAACTTATACCTTGCCTTGCATTTTTAAATGGCATTACAGAAACAAATATAGATAAACTATATGAAAAAATTATAGGATTATCTAGTAAGTTACAACCACCTTATGTCACACAGAATGACTTAAAGGCTGGTTTAGATTTTATCGAACAAATGCCAGAGTCCTCTTTGTATAGTGTGAAGATGACTAACGCAATGGCGATTAGAAAATATTTAAAAGATACAAACAATAATAAGAAAATAGATACGGTATATTGGACATATCGTGCAAAACCAGTAGGTGTTCCAGCTAATTCACCTGCTGATATTGTTATCTTCTTTAATGATGGTTCACTATTAGGTGTTTCATTAAAAGCTGGTGGTGAGTCCACAAAAGAACCATTGCTAAACACATATGTAAAACCAATCTATGAATTTTTTGATAGAGGTAATACCAAATCTATCAAACTAAGAAAGAAACTATTAAAAGAAGTTTACAATGAGATTGATATTACAGCATCTAACTATGATGAGGGTGCTGAAAGAAATAAAACACTAGATGTATTAGAACAATTTGAAAGAGATAATCTAAAAAAATATGAAGAACTATATGACAAAGGTCTATATTGTATTCGTGAAGAGCTTTCAGATTTAATGGTACAAGATTACCATAAATTTTCAGATTGGTGTCGTGCTCAGATATTAAAACAATCAGATGTACCAGTTACTATTATCAAGGCAGTTAACGACACATACAGAGAAGTAAAGGATGGTAACAGATTGAATGCTTACCTATCAAAGGCAACTAGTGTAAAAGTAGAGATTTCCACCACCTCAAAACAGAACTTTTCATTCTGTTTATATCAAGGTAGTAAGAAAATTGCTACCATGAACATGGCTGTAAGGTCAAATAAGGTCGGTGTTCAACACAAACTAGGTCAATTCTTCAACCTGGCCGTAAAATATAATGGACTAAACGACCATTAACTTATAAATAGTAGTGGATTTGTTAATGGATTGACTGAGAGGGCTTGCCAAACCTCAACTTTTATAGTATAATGGACAAAAATGAGAGAGGCAAATGTTTAGTTTTAAAGGGTTTCAAACACAAGATACGAATACACACCTAGAACATCTGGAAGATGATATCATCAACCGTGGTTCAAAGGGTGGCGATAATGCGTTAAACTTCCTAATGACTGTAAGAGATATGCTTGCTGGTTCTGCCAGAAGTAAGGTCAATATTACGGTTAAATGGGACGGTGCGCCTGCTATTATCTGTGGTATCAATCCAGAAAACGGCAAATTCTTTGTCGGCACAAAATCAGTATTCAATAAAACACCTAAGATAAACTATACCAATAGAGATATTGATAGTAACCATGGTGGTGTTGTTGCACAAAAATTAAAAGTATGTCTTGCTTATCTATCTAAATTAAACATCAAAGGCATCTTACAAGGTGACCTATTGTTCACAGGTGATGACAAAAAGAATGTCACTATAGACGGTGAACCAATGATTTCTTTTACACCAAATACAATCACATATGCTATGCCAAAAAATAGTGCAGTTGGTAAAAAGATTGCAGCTGCCAAAATGGGTATCGTGTTTCATACACAATACAATGGTAAAACTATGGCAAGTTTAGCTGCTAGTTTTGGTTCAGTAACAGGTTCTACAAATAAAAATATATGGTTGGCAAGTGCAAAGTACCAAGACACTTCAGGTTCTTCAACATTCACTCAAGCAGAGTTAGCTAAGTTTGATGCACAACTTAGAATGGCACAAGGTTCATTATCAAAAGCAAAACCAATTTTAGATTTGATGAGTGGTAATATCAACGATGAACTATCTGTAGGTTACAGATTAAAAACATACTTTAACTCATACATTAGAAATTCAAATTCAAGCATGGCTAAAGTTAAAATCATGCAAGCACAGTTTAGAGATTACTTCCAGAATTACTTACAACAAGAAATTGATAGTAAGAAAACAGAACGAGGAAAAGAAAAATACAAAGTTGCTTTGAAAAAAGGTTTACAAATTATTGACCGAAATCAATCAGCATTATACTTTGCTATTTCCTCACACATTACATTAGGTATTGCAAAAGGTACTTTACTACAGAAGATGAACCAGATTAAGTCTATTGGTCACTTCTTACGAACAAAAACTGGTTACAGAGTAACGGCACCAGAGGGTTATGTTGCAATCAACAGTACAGCAGGTGCAGTTAAATTTGTAGATAGATTAGAATTTAGTAGGCAAAACTTTACTATGCCAAAGGGTTGGAATTAATGAAGACATTTAAACACTTCTATTTTGAGGCAATAAACGGACCTAAAATCATTATGATAGGTGGACCTGGTTCAGGTAAGTCAACATACTCAGAAATTATTACTAAAGAGTTAGGTATTCCACATATCTACACAGGTGAAATGTTAAGAGCAATCTCAAAACAAAACACCGAAGATGGTAAAGAAGTAAAAAGATTATTAGACCAAGGTAAATTTGCACCAACACCTTTGACAATTAAGATAGTAAAACAAAGATTAGAAAAACCAGATGCACAAAAAGGTTATATCTTTGATGGTTTTCCTAGAAGTGTTGAACAAGCAAAGATGATGGAAGAACAAGGTATTGAGTATGACTATGTAATAAATCTTGTTATACCAGAAGAAGAAATTATAAAAAGATTGACAGCAAGAGGTAGAGAAGACGACAAACCAGATATTATTAAAAAGAGATTGGCGACTTACGAAAAAGAAACTAGACCTTTATTGCAGTATTATAAGAAAGAAATAATAAATATTAAAGCATATGGTGATACGCCTGAAAGTATTGCTAAAGAAATAATAAACAAGGTAAAGAAATGAAGACATTTGACCAGATAAGATATCAAGACTTAACAGAGGGTGTTTATGATAAGAACATCTTTAAGGCTTTCTTTTTAGCTGGTGGTCCAGGTTCTGGTAAATCATTTGTAACAGGTAGTGCATTTGCTGGTTCAGGTTTAAAAGTTATAAATTCAGATAATGCATTTGAAAGAGGTATTAAAAAGGCAGGTCTGTCATTGAAAATGCCTGATAGTGAAGCAGATGCTAGAGATATGGTTCGTGCCAGAGCAAAGGCAACAACTAGTAATATGTTAGACTTAGCATTAGCGGGTCGTTTAGGTTTAGTAGTTGATGGTACTGGTAGAGATTTCGATAAGATTTCATATCAAGTAAGAGCATTGAAAGAATTAGGTTACGATGCACATATGATATTTGTTAACACATCTTTAGATGTTGCATTGCAAAGAAATCAAATGAGAAGTAGAACAATACCAGAATATATTGTAACTAGAAGTTGGAATGATGTACAATCAAATATTGGTAAGTTTCAAAACCTATTTGGTCCTAGTAACATGGTAATTATTGATAACAATATATCAGATAAAGAATTAACAACACAAACAATGACCAAAGTAAGTAAAGCAGTTAACAAAATGCTTAACAATCCAATCAAATCTTATACAGCTAAAAGATGGATTGCTACTGAACTAAGGAACAAGAGAAGAAAATGAAAAAGTTTAGAGAAGTCATAGAAAGTATTATTGATATACCAAGACGGACATATGCACCGGCTGTATTCAATGATGCAGATACCAATGACCCTAAAATTAAACCAAGTGTTAAGGCACAGATAGAGAAACAGTTAAAGGTATTTGAGAGTGAATATCCTGTACTACAGTATTCTTTAATTGGTTCTATTTTAACTAAACGATATAGAAATGATGCAGATTTAGATATCAATGTATTGTTTGATGTACCATTAGGTCAAAGAGAAGACGAAAGAGTTAGACTTTCTAAGAAGTATTTGTCTGCCTCAAATCCTGATAACATTCAAGGTAAAGTAATACCTGGTACAGAACATCCAATTAACTATTATTTTATTACAGACAAAGCAACTTACGATGACCAAAACAGAAAGGCAGATGCCGTTTTTGATATTGAAAGAGATGTGTTTGTAAAAAGACCAGAAGATTTTGTATTTGATGTTGACATGTACATTGGTCAGTTTACTAGAAAAGTCCAAGAACTTGATGTAGTTAAAGGTGAATTAACAAGAGATATCATTGACTACAATGAATTAAAAGATTTATCATCAAACGATGTTCTAAACTTACAAGATAAAATTAAAGATAAGTTAGAAGAAATCGAAGATGACTTACGAGTTATCATTAGAATTGGTGACGGTGTTGATGCAGAAAGAAGAAAAGCATTTGACACAGATATGGCACCAGATGAAATTAGAGATTACGGTGTTAAGAATAGACTACCAAAAAATGTTATCTATAAGATGTTAGAGAAATATCACTATCTAAAATTCTACAAGAAGTGTAAAAAGATTTTAGAAGATGGTATTGTAACTGATAAAGAAGTACAAGATTTAGAGATGCATGAGGCAACTAAGAAGTCCGTTGCGTTTGCATTTGGTCGTTTTAATCCGCCTACAATTGGTCACGAAAAACTTATTAGTAAAGTCAAGTCGCAACCTACAAATGATTACAAAATCTATTTAAGTAGAAGTGAGGATCCTAAAAAGAATCCACTATCTCCTAAAGATAAGTTAACGATTATGAAGAAGTTATTTCCTAGTCATGCTAGAAATATTCAAATTAATCCTACTAATATGGTACTTGACCTTGCAACTGACCTACACAATAAAGGTTATACAGATGTAACTATGGTTGCAGGTTCAGATAGAGTAAGAGAATTCGATACTATTTTAAAGAAATACAATGGTGTAAAATCAAGACATGGTCTATATGATTTTCAAAGTATTAAAGTTGTATCTGCCGGTGAAAGGGACCCCGATGCTGAGGGTGCCACAGGTATGAGTGCTTCTAAGATGAGAGCTGCAGCTGCCAAAGGTGACCTTGCAAGTTTCAAAAAAGGTTTACCAGGAAATGCAGATGCAACAACTATTATGAAACAAGTAAGAAGAGGTATGAAACTAGCTGCCTCATTCGGTGGTGCAGCCGCACATATCGGTCTTGCTCAGAAACCAATTGCTAGTTTAAATGAATTCGAACAACAACAAATTAGAGACCTTTATATCAGAGAACAGATATTTAATATCGGCGATACTGTAAAGTATATCAAAGAAAATATTGAAGGTAAGATTGTAAGAAAAGGTACTAATTATATTGTTGTAGAAGATAACAAAAACAATTTGCATAAAGCGTGGATTTGGGATTGCATTCCAGAAGCCAGCGATAGGGAGGCACAAGTGAGAGAATATAACTTAGATGTTGACTATGGTTTTGAAGCAGTATCAGATGTACAAGAAGATATGGATGCTCAACCACAGGATAGAGATGTCAAAAAGAAAAAAGGTACACAACCTAAAAAGTATTACAAAGACTTAAAGAAAGATACTAAAGACAAAAGAGCAGACCACTTTAAGAATAAAGATACTACAAAGAACGATAATAAACCAGCACCAGGCGATAAAGATGCTAAGACTAAACCAAGTATTCATACAACAAAGTATAAGAAAATGTTTGGTGAATTTAAGAGAGATTTACAAGATGCTTGTTGGGTAGGTTATAAAAAAGTAGGCATGAAGAAAAAAGGTGATAAGATGGTACCAAATTGTGTACCTGAAGAGATGAGTATAGAAGATGCACAAAAAGTAGAGGGTTTTGTACCTGAGTCCTATGAAATTGGGCATGATTATGCTAATCATACAAAAGAAATGACACCAGGTGAAACGCCAGATGTAGCACCAGTAGATGCTAAATTAAGAGGCACACCTAACGACCCTAAATCTATTGGCAAAAAAGATATAAAAGAATGGGCTTCTTCAGCTGAAACAATTGATAAATATAGGGAACGATACAAAGAGGAATGGCGAACTAGATTAGAGGATGTCGTTTCTAAGATGATAGAGAAACTATAATGAAAACATTTAAAGAATTCGAAAATATTGATGAAGCATGTGAAGAGTGTATCTTTGAGCACGAGCTTGAGGGTTTACAAGAGGCTGAGTATCAAGGTAAGAAAGTTAAATTAAACGACCCGATTAGAGGTGGCAGTAAGAAGTTTTATGTTTATGTTAAGAATGACCAAGGCAATATTGTTAAAGTGTCATTCGGCGATACAACTGGATTAAGTATTAAGAGAGATAACCCAGCTCGAAGAAAGTCTTTTAGAGCTAGGCATAATTGTGATAATCCAGGTCCTAAATGGAAAGCTAGATACTGGTCGTGTTATCAATGGAGAGCGGGAGCAAAGGTAGACAACTAAAATGAGCAGATATAGACAAACATTCACAGAGGCGATGCAACAAGTAGCGCTGACTGAAAAAGAAGTAAGCAAATTAAAAAACGGTGTTAAGGTATTAGGTAACGCTTTACCAAACAGAGCATTGGCACAGAAAATGGCCGACAAGGCTAATAAAGAAATGGGCAAAGATGCAGATGTATACCAATCTCCGTTTAATAACAGATTTTATGTAAGAATTAAAGAGGCTGCCGACCATGAGATTTCAATGGCTCGTGGAGAACTAGAAGCTATATCTGATAAAGCATTAAAGTTATCTTCTATCTTACAAGGTAAAACAGATGATGCACAACTAGAAGCATGGGTGCAATCTAAGATTACAAAAGCAAAAGACTATATCAATTCAGTTTCAGATTACATGGAGTACAATCCAGATAATGCAAATGAAGAACTAGAAGAAAGTTTTTCAGATAGTCAAATTAAACAGTTACAGAAACAATACGAACCTTTAAGAGGTAAGAAGATTTCTATTGACAATGCAAACAAATTAGGTGCAATGTTTACCAAGTTTGATAAAGACAAGAACGCATTAGAAAAATTATATGGTGGTGATATACCATTTGTATCAGTAATGGCCATGACTAGACTTATGACCAAACATAATTACAAAGCTGCTGACTTAAATAAACTTGGTAAGATTAGAATGGAAGAAATCGAAATCTTAGACGAGGCTACACAAGAGTTAGTAGATGTTACTGAGGGTAAGATTGACGCAAAGAAATTTGATAGTTTGAAGAGAGGTGATACAATGAATATCACTTACAACTCAACTATGGGTGGTAAATCTACACAAAAATTTGTTGTAAAGAGTAAGAGTAGAAGTGCTAAGTACAACACAGACAAAGTAACAATGTATCCTGATGGCAAACCAAATATGTCAAGATACTTCTTATACAAAAGAGCAAACGGTGATGTATCAATGGCAACAGGTGATATGGCCGCTTCAATTATGTCTGTAGAAGGATTTACAGAGAGTGTTGAGTATGTAGAATACATGGCAAAGAATTCAGGTGAAGCAGGTAGAATTGCTAATATGTTTAAAGGTAAAACAGGTGGTGGAGAAATTCATAAATCTGGTTCAGAAGTTAGAATTGATAGTGCCAAAAACATTGAGAGTATTCACAAGCAAGTAGTTGCAAAGTTTCCAGACACAAATGTAATGACAGTTGAAGATGCTGATTTAGAAGAAGGTATGATGAGTAAGATTGATGCCATGCAAAAAGATGGTAAGTCAGCGGCTGATATTGCAAAAGAATTAAAATTAAAAGTATCTGTAGTAAAAGGTATCTTAGGTGAAGAACTAGATGAAATGAAAAAAGATGATGCATACGCAATTGGTATGGCACAAGCAAAGAAATCTATGAACGATGAACCACCTTTAGATAAAAAGACTATAGAAAAAGGACATGAGATTGCTAAAAAGGTAATGAAGAACGAAGACCATCCAGCAAAAGAGATGTATGAACAAATCAAAGGTCTAAAAAACAAAGCTGAAAAATCAGGAATGCCTTACGGTATTTTAAAGAAGGTTTACGATAGAGGAATGGCCGCATGGAGAGGTGGACACCGACCAGGTGCTTCACAGCAACAATGGGCATTTGCTAGAGTAAATTCATTCGTAACAAAATCCTCTGGAACATGGGGTGGAGCTGACAAAGACTTAGCTGCCAAAGTTAAAGGGAGTAAATAACATGAAAAATAACTTTGATAAAAAGCCCGGCAGTATAGAAGATGTAGTTGCCGGCATGACTAACCATACTAGAGAGAATGCTTATCAAGATAAATTCAAAAAAGAATTAGAAAAGACAGGCAAAGGCATTGGTGCAATGACACCAAAAGAAAAGTCTGCTTTCTTTAGTAAGATTGATAAAGAATACAAAGCAAAGAATGAAGAAATAACTGAAGAAACAATTGTAGAATTTTCTTCACAACAAATTAAACAAGCATATGGTATTGCAAATGACCCTAGATACAAACAAGGTAACTATTCAGGTGCAGTAAAAGCTATTGAGAAACTTGCAAAAGGTTTATCACAACATCCAGATGTACAAAAGGTTTTGAAAAGAACTAACGAAGATTTAGAAGAAGAAAAAGTAGAATGTCCTCAGTGTAAAGGTAAAGGGTGTGACCATTGCGATGGCAAAGGGTATCACATGGAAAGCCATATGGGACAAACTAAGAAAGCAAATCAATCTCAGAAAGATGCCAAAGGTGAAAAAGAAATCATCAAAACTGTTTCAGAAACCGTATTAGATATGTGGAAAGAAGCAGCTGGCGAAAAGAAAGAGAAAGAAGTTGAAGAAGAAGAGGTTAAAAAAGAAGAACCTAAGAAAGACGAAGACGCTGCTAAAAAAGAATTAGAAAAAAAAAGCGATGAAGTCACACTTCTAAAACAAAAGGTTGACTTAGAGAAAGCTAAGGCTGTTCAAAAGGACACACAGAAGATGGTTAATCCTGAAACTGGTGAACCTCTTTTACAGGTAGGTATTGCATACAAAGCTCTTAGAGATAAGATGAAAAAAGAAGAAATTGAACCTACTAAAGAGAAAAAGGTCAGTGAAACTGAATTAAAGAACAAAAAGCGAACAGATACAGAAGAAAAACCAAGTGAAATCGAAGTAAATCCAACAATTAAATACAATAAATAAGCAAAATAGTGCTTGCCTTTAGTGTGGAAGTATGTTAGGATATACACATAATAAAGAAAAGGATACACTATGAAAAATTTACCTAGAATATATTTAGATATGGATGGTGTTCTTTTCGATTTTGTTAAGAATATTGAGAAGACTACTGGTCTTACAATCAATCAATGGACTAAACTTGGTAGAAAAGAGCGTTGGGATCCAATCATCGCAAACAAAAAGTTTTGGTCTGACGGACCTTGGTTGAATGAGGGTAAGAAATTATTTACCTTTGTAAAGAAATACAATCCTCACATACTAAGTGCTTATGTAGAACATGCTCACGACCCTAATTGCATTCCAGGCAAGAAGAAGTGGGCTATGAAGAACACTGGCATACCTGCCAATAAAATCAATCTTGTGATGAGAAGTCAAAAAAAGAACTATGCAAGTCCTGGTTCTATACTGATTGATGATTACGAAAAGAATACTGCTGAATTCAATAGAGCAGGTGGTACAGGTATCACATTCAAAACTGCCTCACAGACAATCTCTGAACTCAAAAAACTTGGTTTCAAGTAACCAACTCATATAAATAGTCCTGTTATAACACATAATATACGAATTATTATTTAACTTTATAAAGGGAGAAAAGATATGAGTTTATGGGGAGCAACGGACTCTGACGAGAGTAAGCCTAAAAACTTAACTACAGCCGAAAAGAAAGAGGTATTCGCTACCTCAAAAGGTTGGGTTAGAGAAGCAGGTTCTATTCAGTCAGGTAACGATAATACAAGCGCTACACCAGAAGTTTTAGTTGCCATCGGCGATTTACAAACTGCTCTTGGTGCCGCTGACATTACAAGTATTGATTTTAATATCACAGCATTTGATAAATCAGATGGTGGTACATTATCAGTAACAGCCAGATTTAATGAAGCAGTAGATGTAACAGGTACACCTCAGCTTACAGTTGTAAATGACCAAAGAACAAATCACACATTATCATATGCAAGTGGTACAGGTACTAACGAATTAGTATTTACATTAGCTATTGGCGCTGCTAACGCAGCTACAAACGCTGGTGATGTTCTATCAATTGGTGCAAATGCAATGGCATTAAACGGTGGTACAGTTAAAGACGCAGGTACAGCAACAGTATCTACAATAACTAACTCCGCTGGTATTGGTACAGCAGCTGGTACAATTACAGTAGCAGCATAACAAAATTGAAAAGGGGGCTTAGGTCCCCTTTTCTTGTATAAATAATTATATGAACAAAGTGATGTAGTCAACTGGCTACAGTAGCATTCCCTAAGGGGTTAACAGGAGAAAAAAATGGCAGATAAGAAAATAACACAGCTTACCAATCTAGGTACAGCTTTAGCAGGTGTAGACCTGTTTCATGTAGTAGATGACCCAAGTGGTACACCTATTAACAAAAGTGTTTCAGCAGAAAACATCTTTAATTATATTCCTACTTGGTTAGGACTAGCACAATCTTCACAGGCAATTGTAGCAGACGGTTCATCAGCAACAGCTATTGATGTAACATCAGCTGTAACTGAAGTCAATGCAACATCAGCTACACACGCAGGCGCATTAACAGATGGTGTAGCAGGTCAAATTAAGATGATTTTAAATACATCAACAAGTGGTACTAACAATGTAGTTATTACACCG